ACCTGCAATATCTAATTCTGTGCTTCTAATAAATTGATCAATTATAGTATTAGTTAATACATTAGAATCTACTTCTGTATAATTTCTTACTTGAGTTAAAAAATCAGTATATGTAATAGCCATATTATTATGATATTCCTATTGTTACTTGACCTACATTAATAATTGCTTGTCTATTTCTATTTTGTAAAGATGGGTCTAATGGTTTCATACCATTAGATAAAAAAGCAAAATCTCCTGGTAATGTTAAATCAGCAGTTATCATTCCATTACCACCTGATGAAGAAACTTCTCCGTTGACTACAATTGGTTGTTGAAAATCTTGAGATCTAGCATTTCGTAAAGCAACTCCATCTGCTTTAGTATAAGGAGGATCTAATTGAGGATGTTTTGGTTCGTATTCACTTATATGTACTAATGCACCTGTCCATTCTTTAACCATTTCTCTATAAGGAAATGCCTGACCAGAACGGTCAGAAATAGACATTGAATATTTACCTGTTGCTCTAGACATTACACCCCATCTCCAAAATAAGTTTGTGGTGAAATATAAACAGAAGTTCTTTGACCATCTTCTTTTAATGCTCTTTCTAATTCATCTTCATAAGCTAATTTTAAATTAGCTGTTTGTTGAGGATTAGCTAAAAAAGATAAATAGTATGCAAGTCCACCAATCATAGCTGGAATAAAACGATATACCACATTTGCTTCATTTGTATATGCACCAGCATCTTCAATTCTATTAATTGTATAATATTTTAAATGAGTATAGGTACTAGCGTCAGGAGCTTGATATAAATAAATAACAGGAGTGGTTTGTCTATCTACAAAATATTGAGAAGGTTGACCTGTATTTCCTTTATTTGGTAATGCTGCATATGCAGATCTGTCAATTTTAGTTAAAGATATATCATTCGTGGTAGAAGTAACTCCAGAACTTGTAGAAATATATGCTTCTAATACATCAGACACTTTAGAAGGAACGGTATAAGAAACTGTACCAGCAGTTAAGGCTTGTGTTTGCAATTGTACTTTCCAAAGATGCACGCCTCTGTTTCCCCATTCTGAAAACAATATATTTAAATTACGCCTTGCTCTTTTTAAATCATACCCAGAATCAGTTCTTACTCCACAACGATTATAAGACTCTTGTATAATATCATCTATGTCTAAATCAAATGAAGTGGTTCCAGAAGTTGCCATATCTATCCTTTAGTTAGATCAAGTCTTTGTAATAATCCATATTTTTACCTGGAATTAAATTTTCATCTTGTAATCCCATTCCAGATTGTCTAGCAGCTCCATAACCTTTTTTCATTTCGCCACCTGTAGACTTTTTCATCATTTTAAAATCTTCACCAGATATTTTACCATCTTTGTTCATATCTAATTTTTTTTGACCACCTTTAAGTTCTGTAGAACCACCCATAGATTTTTTAACAGGTTTAGGAGGTTCAATAGGTATTATCATTTTATAATCTTTAGCTTTACCTTTATAATAAGCACCTAGACCTTTTCCTTCTCCTGCCACATCTTTTACTTTTTTATTATCACTCATATTTCCTCCGTTAAATTATAAATCTATCATACCCCCGTAGTATTTTTTTGTAAATTTACTGACCACTAAAGGTTTTTCTGCACTATCTTTTCTTTTAGAAAATTCTCCAGATGTTTCACTTTCCATACGAATTGCTTTACCTAAATAGGCTTTAGTAACTCTCTTTTTAGAGTTTCTTTTTTTCTTTTTCATTTTTACTCCTTAATAGCGGCCGCTTTGAGAGTGTTATACTTCTCCTTTTTGCGGTTGTACAACTTACCTGATTGTACCACTTGAGGCTTAAAAGTTCTAGACCTTAGGTTTTTTGCTATTGGATTTGGTTTTTTTGGCATACTGAGAAACTTTCTTTTTAGAACCTCTCCAAGATTTACCTAATCCTGGTTGTAGTTGCCTTGTCATTTGTGATCTTGATATTACCATGGTTTATATATTGTTTTACCTTCTTCGTTTTTTATTGCCCTTAATGTTTGATTTCTATTTTCATTATTGCTCCAAGATACATGAATCCATCCACTATCTGGTTCTCCATCTCGATAAAATTCTAAAATAAGTTGATCAAATTCTAAATTATCTTTGATCCATTGTGCTAATTCTTTATTGTCTACTCCTACTACTTCTATATCGGCTGCCTTACCCTCGGCATGCTGTGATGTAGGTTTGGATCCAATGGCAATACAAAGTTCTGCTGAACGATAACCAGAAGATATGATTACTGGAGCATCAAAATGGGATCGTATTGGTTGTAGTACATTAATACACAACGATTTTAAATTATCTATGTGAGCAGGAGAAGGATTATTAGGTATACCTTTTCTTTCTGCTGTTTGAGATTTAACTAACTCACTTAACTGAAAGTTTGCTGATAGTTTCATTTTTATTTAGTTTATTACATTTGCAATCTTTTAACAATAGACAAAACCCTTTGCAAACCCAATAAATACAACTTCTCATTTTTTTATTGTAGATAAAGCTTTAGCAATACTATCCATTTTATTAGGATATTTTTCTTTACTGCAACCTAATAATCCAAATCCTAAAATAAGAATAATTAAAACAATAATAGTGTAAAATTCAAATTTTTTCATTAATGTCCCTCAATATTTTCTATTCGTTTAATACCGTGTTTATCTACATATACTTTTGCTTTAACTACAGAACATTGTACATGTGAATTACCACTATCATTATTTCGTTCTATTTTTCTTTTCGTTTCTAGACACTCTGATAATGATTCTTTGTGTGAATGTTCTATCATCCTATCATTTAAAAACAAACAAAGAGCTACAACCATTTCTATCATTATTATTTACCATTTCCATTAGAAAATTTAATATCTCTTGTTGAGTCTTTTAATTTCTCTACATCTTTCTTTAGCTTTTCTATTTCTTTTTCAAATGTTCTTAACATTACACCTGTGTGAATATTATCCTCTAACATTTTTGCATGTTTTTCTAATTGTTTGGTAATGTATTCAATCAACATAAACTGTTCTTGGTCTATAGGTTTTTGAACAGAAGCTTCTAATAAATCTTTTTCAAATAATTGATTTTTAGTCTCTAAATTATTAAGTCTTTCAATAACACCAAATGCAAACCATACACCAACGGCTACGGCTCCGATAATCGTAAGAAGATTGCGTAGTGGCAATGCCACATTTGTATTATCACTTAATTTCATAGTTTACCAAAATTTTAATTTCTTAGCTCCTTTTTTAACTGCACTACCAGTTGCCTTTGCTGCATTTGTTATTGGAGCAACAACATGTTTTTGTACTGGTTTTAAATCAACAGTAACACTTGGTTGTAAAGTAACACCTACACCTAATGCTAACTTAACATCAGCACCTACTGTTAATCTACCATCATCCATAGTAGCACCACCGCCAACGGCAGCACCAATTTGTGGACCAACGGAAACTTCAGCACCCATCTTTGCATTGTTTCTGTCATTGCCTACTGTAGCAGATGTACCAACACCTACCTTTGAACCAGCGATAGCACCTGCAGAACCTGCAACACCATCTTTACCAATTTGTCCTGATACACCTACTTCGGAATAAGTTTTTGCTGATGCGTGTACCTCTACATCTGCTGTTGTATCACCTATAAGTTTAGTAGAAGTTCCAGCTTTTGCTTCAGCACCAGCTTCTACTCTTGTAGTTGCTTCAAATTTTGCATTACCATTTTTTGCTTCTGCACTTGCACCTGCGGTAGCAGATACACCTGTACTTGCGGATGCCTCTCCTGTAGTACCATTCCCTAATCCTCTTTTAGAAGATGCTTCAGCACCTGCCTCTGCACCAACTCCAGCGGATACGGAATTTTTATCTTTTTTTACTGAACCGTGATCTACTTCTGTTCCTGCGGATGATTTATTGTCTGCCATTAGTTTTTACTTCCTCCAATATTCAGTTATTTGTTTCCACTCACATTCAAAATCTTCACAGGTATAATCATACTCTTGAAAGGTTCCTGCGTTAATACCCGTTTCCGTTTCCATTAGTAAACTTAATATCTCTTGTTTGGTCTTTAAGTTTTTCGACATCTTTTTTAAGCTTTTCAATTTCCTTTTCCATCATATCAATCATAACACCTGTATGAACATTTTGTTTAAGTTGTTCTTCGTGTTCTTCTATTTTTTTCGCATTGTATTCTAGTAACATAAACTGTTCTTGGTCAATAGGCTTTTGAACACTAGCTTCTAATAAATCTTTTTCAAATAATTGGTTTTTTGTTTCTAATCGATTTAATCTTTCAATTACACCAAATGCAAACCACGCGCCAATAACTATGGCTGCAATTAAGCCAATTAAGTTACGTAATGGTAAACCAATATTTGTATTTTCACTTATTTTCATACTCTACATTATAAAACATTTTATTAGAGTCTTCAGTACTCAACCCTTTATTTTCTGAATCCCAGATTGTAGTTTGTACTTCATAGTCAGGCCAAGAGTTATCAGTAGTGTAGTGAGTAACGCGCCAAAGAATGCGATTATTAGGCTGAGCTGCATAATTACCGTTATCAAGAGCCAATATATGCGCACACTTATGTTCATCAGGTATTTCAGAATGTTCCACATCCAATGTGTTAGAGTCAGGATGAGCCCAATCGATAGTGAATAAATAATGTCCGTGATAAAATTTTTTATCAAGCCCCAAATATTTGCCACGCTTACCTTCTAGAAAACTAAAATGAGTAACACTAGGATAATAACTAAGACTATTCCACAGTTCCAATTCGTGGACTTGCATATCAGGCACTTTGGCTCTGTCATACGATTTTTGGAAAAACGCTGAAATAGGCAGTCTCCAAAAGCACGCGCCGTTTGATAACATAATGTTAAATAAGATAGCACGACCTGGAATACTGCTAATACCGAAGATAACACAGTCACTACTTTCTCCTTGATGTTTTTTAAGATCATAAAGATACTCCTTTCTTACTTTACAGTATATGGGTGGAACATTTGCATTTAAATAAGACATCTAACATTTCCATCTACGTCTAGCTTGTCTTAATCTTGAATTAGGATCTCTTGCAGCTTTTGGAAACATCTTCATTTGTCCTGCTGATCTAGCACAAAAAGATTTTCTTCTTTTAGCTGCTTTACTTCCTTTTTTAACTTTGCCTGTTACAGCTGTTTTTAATTTTGAACCAGGGTTCATTCTTCTGTATGCACGGACCCCTGCTGCCGTCATACCTGCTCCAGATTTTGTAGATCTGAAATTTTTCTTGTTACGCGCAGGCATACCACCTTTTGCATATCCATCGATCTCTATACCTAAGTCAGCATAGTAATCCATATTTTACCTCTAAACAGTTAATCCTGGACCAGAATATTTATCTGTTAGTAAAGTATACGCTGTAACTTTAGTTTTTGTTTTACAGTAAATTCCTTTTGGAAAAAGAATACCATCTTCTGGAAATGAAAAGTTAATTACATCCCCACTAGGTACATCACCGATAAAAAGCGTGTCACCTGAATTTGAAGTTGTTGTTAATTCTAATAGACCTGCACCTGTTCCGTCCGATGCAATAATAATTCCTCTTAATCTAATTGGTTGTGCTATGATAGCAGTAGCACCTGCTGCTGCAATTGATCTAGTTGCCTGAATATCACTTTTAAAACTCATATTATCTCCATTATAAGGGTAAAGTATAGGGGCGTAAATACTACGCCCCTATATTAAATTGATTACGCTCCTGGCGAACCAAAGATTCCTCTAGGGTCAGACCAACCGAAGCTGTATCTTTCTCTAGCTTTAAATCTTACGTTTCCAGTGTCGAAATCACCTTCAATCGCTGTTTTAATTGGCGATCTTACAAAGTGTTTCAAACCATTAGGCGCATCAGTCAAGATGAAAAATGCATCCGTGTCAGTTAAGAAGTGATTAACTCTATAACCTTCAGGAATCATTCCCATATTCATCATTGCGTTGATGTCGTTTTTAGCAAACGCTGCTGAACCACCTGGTGTTGTAGATAAAGGTGATTTCATGATTCTCTCAGCAGTAAATTGTAATTCTTTTGGAATAACTAATTTTCTACCTTGTAGAGCGATCTTTAATCCTCTTTCGTCTACAAACGCTGCGATGTCGATTAACGCTTGTTCTAACGATGTTTCTGACAAATCAGAAGCAGTAGATAATTCATTTCTGAATGTTCCACCGTTCGCTAAAGGGTGATCAGTAGTCATAAGTGCTTTACCGTCACCACCATTGTATGAACCACCAGTATCAAAACCGTTGTTCAAAATGTTAGCTGCTGTGATTTGTTTAGATTGCGCCATTGATCTTGCAAGAGCTCTTGTGTATCTGCCTGCTAATCTGTCGTATAAGTTATCTTCAATTGCCTCTTCTGTGATAGCAAATGCTAACGCCACAGTATTGTGAGTGTATCTTGAAGTATATACTTCAGAAGCTTGGTCAAATGTGACCATAGCACCTTCAGCTTTTGTTGCTGCTGTGCCAAAGCCAGATAACATAACTTCTTCTTCAAACGCTCTGTCTGAAGCTTCAGCCATGAAGATCTCTGCATGCTCGTTGTCGTATCTGTTGTATTCCAGGCCGAATAGTGCATTCAATCCTGGCTCTAGTTCTTTAACTAGTTGTGATCGTGATATAGCCATAATTTATTCTCCTATTCCTATATACCTGTGCCTTGAGCATAGAAGTGGTTGTTAATTCTAACTAACACATCTACGTTCACGCTTCCAGCAGTGCTGTTTTGCGTATCTTGCGAAACATCAATTGCTTGAAGGACAGTACCACTTGTTGTTAAACCAGATACACTGTAGTCCAATTGAACTTCAGAAATACCTGATAAAGTGTTTCCTGTCGCGGTTGTTATTGCGAAGTTTTTAAAGATGTCTGCTACTGCAAACGCTCCATCAGAGTCGATTGAGTAAACTACATCTGGATCATCGATAATAGTAGCGACAATGTCACTAGCATTAACAGTTCCAGGATAATAGTTTTTCCAAGTCGGCTTCTGAGTAGTAGGGTCTGTGTAGAATACTCCGTTAAAAACGCCCACTACAAGATCAGAAGTATTTGCAACTGCTCTTTGGATTCCACCACCTGTTACAGGTTTTACCAAGTCACCTTGATAAATTGGCGTACCGTAGTTCGCTGCAATTCTATATCTGTTTTGTGCGTTAATAAATGGAGAGCCATCTAACTTTCTTACTGGTCTTAGACCATATTTTTCAGCTACATTAGCCATATTGTTTTTCTCCTATATATTTTTATTAACTTACTTCGGTGTGAATTTTACCAAATCATTAGGATTTGTTTCCACCACCAAAAGTTACGCGAGATTGTCTACTAATATTAATAGGCATCTCCGGTCGTTGTTCCTTCATGACATCGTTGTCCACCGCGTCTACTCTATCTTGAGTAATTCTTCTAAAATACTCAGCACGGCTTTTAACAATTTCTTCAGGTATCCTTCCCAACACAAGGCCAGCAACCCCGATCAAACCTGCGTAAGTTCCCTGAGCTATGACTGGATAAGAGTGATCACCTAATTGATTTTTAATCTCTTCGGCTCTCACAAATTCCCAACCTTCTCTCATTTTCTTAGATACGTTTGCCGTATCCTGAAAACCCATACTCTCGGTTCTTATCCATCTATGGACATAACCGTCTGGCGCAGGTGGTGCATCCAGAGATGATGGTGGCGTCCAAGGTTTATTTCTAACCTCTTTTACTTCTTCTGACGCGCGTGAAGTTCTTTTTATATTATCGCTCATACTTATTGTACCTCCTTCACGTATTTAGCGTATTCTTCTAGTGGCACCCCTAATTTTTTGGCAATAGCCACCTGTGATTTGGTGAGTCTCACAGTTTTGCGTCCTTGTTGTTTTCTTCCAGCGGAAGCAACGGTTTGGACGGGTTTCCGTTGTATCTCAGTTTCAGATTGAGCAAACCTATGAGGGAAATTTTCCTTCATTCGTTTGTCAACTTCATTATAATACTCATCACTTTCCACATCAATACCCATGCCCACTAGTTCTTCATGGATGGTAAATGCAGCATTAGTCATGATTCTATCATTACCAAACCAAGTGTTTTTACCAGCCCAGGCTTTAGCTTTTTCAGTAGCTTCAGCAGGTTGTTGCTGGTATTGTTGTTCTTGTTCTGGTTTTTGAGATTTCTGTTCTTCAAGAGCTTTTAATCTAGCTTCTCTATCAGCCATTTTGATTCTAGCTTTTTCTTTTTCAACAGTAAGTCTGGTCAGCTCATCATTAGCTTCCATAATCTTATCTGCATCATTTAACTCGATGGCCTCTTTAAGCTTTTGTTTAACTTGCTCTCTTTGAGAATCTACTCTTGCATCAAACTCTTTTAGATATTGTTCATCTGCAGTGTCATATTTCTTTTCATAATCAGAATATTTTTTCTGCAAGTTTTTTGCATAATCCAAAGCAGCTTGTTCTCTTCTTTCAGCTTCTCTGTATCTTCTTGTTAACTTATCAATTCTTTTTTGAACTCCTTCAGAAAAATCTTGTAAGTTAGTTTCTTTAGATTCTTCTTTAGCTTCAGATTGAGGAGCTTCCTCAACTTCTACTTCTGGTTTTTCATCAGACTTAGAATCATAAGATTGATAACCTAGATCAACTTCACCTTTGTTAAGATCAGATTGATTATCTTCTGATTTTTGTTCTTCTTTTAGATCAACTGACGTTTCAGTAACATCATCTGTATCTAATTCAACTTCAGGTTGTACCTTTGGTTGCAACTCTTCTTTCGACATATTTTATTACTCCTTATTTAATATAGATGAAGAATATCTTCTGGTTTATCGATAGTAGCGATGATCTCATCATCATTTAAAATACGGTGTTCACCATATTTAGTTTTAAATCTAGAACCTGCATATCTTCCATAGATTACAAATTGTCCTTGTTTACA